CACCGGTGGCACAACGCAGAGCACCGCGCGATCGGGTCTGGGTGCCACGGCGGTGGGGGCCAACTTCTTCACGCTGACCAACCCAAGCTCTGTGACCTTCGTCCGCATCAACTCGGACAACACAATCAGCACCCTCGACGCGCCGACTTTCCGCACGGCCATCGGCGCGGGCACCAGCTCGACCACGGGCACGGTCACCTCTGTCAGCGGCACCGGCTCAGTCAACGGCCTGTCCCTTTCTGGCACGGTTACCAGCACCGGCAACATCACGCTCGGAGGTACGCTTTCCGGCATCGCCAACAGCGCGCTGTCCAACTCCGCCATCACCATCAACGGGTCGTCTATCTCGCTTGGCGGCTCGGTTTCAGTCGGCACGGTCACCTCGGTCAGCGGCACTGGTTCGACCAACGGCCTGTCCCTCTCCGGCACGGTTACCGGCAGCGGCAACATCACACTGAGCGGTAGCGTCACTTCGGTGGCCACCTCGGCAACCATCGACGGCGTCACCATCGGTTACCGCAGCATCCCTCGCTCGACCACGAGCGGCACCGCAGTGGTGGCTGATGTCGGCAAGTGCATCGCCGTCACTGCGGGTATCACGATCCCGAACAGCACCTTCGCTGCCGGCGACGCCGTCTCTATCTATAATGATAGCGGGTCGGCCATCACGATCACGGCGGGCGTCACGACCCTACGCCTTGCGGGGACAACCACTACAGGCAACCGCACGCTGGCCGCGCGCGGCTTGGCTACCGTCTGGTTCAACAGCGCGACTGAAGCGGTCATCTCCGGCGCGGGGGTCAGCTAATGAGCGGCATCCAGATGGCGCTGCTCGGGAGCGTCAGCAATGTTGTGTATCGTCTTGATGCCAACAGCTACAGTGACATCGGCGTTCTGAACCTCCTCCCGGCGGGTACGTTCGTTGCCATTAATTCGGACGGTACGTTCCAAGCCAGCACGTTAGGCTCGGGGGTGGTTGATAGCTATGACTGGCTCACGCCCACTGCCGGATCAACCACGTATTACGTGCGGGCAACGCTCACCGCTGGGTCTTTCAGCACCGGCAATGCGGGCGTTTGGGAGGCCTTGACTACAAACCGGGTGTGGTCTGTTGAACTGCCGGATAGCCCAGCCGATATCAAGTCGGCTACCGCCACCTTTGCTATTGCTACGGATAGCGGCGGTACGAACATCGTTGTGTCGGCGAGCATCTCCTTAGAGGCTAGGGTTAACTAATGATCGAGCAACTCATCAGCCGGGTCTTCTACGCCCGCAACCTCGCCCACTTTGACCACTGGCGGACGAAGTCCTTCAGCCAGCACATGGCGCTGGGCACGTTCTACGATGAGATCATTGAGGCGCTCGACGCGCTGGTTGAGGCGCATCAGGGCCAGTATGGCCTGATCGGCAATATCCCCGCGCCGGGCGACACCACCGGTGACAGCCTGAAGATCCTCAAGGCCGACGCCGCGTGGATCGAGAAGAACCACGAGGAAATCTGCGGCGGCAACCGCGCGATCGCCAACCTGATCGATGGTGTTACGGGCATCTACCTCTCCACCATCTACAAGCTGGAGAACCTGAAGTGAGCGACGACGTTAACCTCCGGCTGACCACGCACGAGGCCGTCTGCGCCGAGCGCTGGCGCGAGACCATCCTGCGGATCAAGCGCCTCGAGGCGGTGATGATCGGCTGCGCGGGCGGCATCATTGCGCTGCTGTCCACAATCGCGTTCAAGGTGTCCTGACATGAGCTTTTGGGATCGCTTTGAGAGCAGCCGCGACGGCATCGAAGACACTGTCGAATTTACAATCCGCATGGCCGTTGTCACACTGGCCTGCGTCGTGCTGGTCGTCGTGGTCGCGCTGGTTATCGGCATATTCGCGCCTAACAACGTGGTGGACAGCGACAAGGTCTTCGAGATCGTCGGCCCCGCCTTCAACATGGTCATTGGCGCGTTCGTCGGCCTGCTGGGCGGCCTGAGCCTCAACGCCAACGCGCGTGACGTGAAGCCGGAAGAGCCCGCCTCGGTTGAGCCTGCGCCGCTGCCTGAGCCGCCTGCCGCTGTGGCCGACGATGACGACGACATGGCTCCGTGGGAGAAGTATCGCAACGACCTGCGCTACGACGCCAACGGCGACGGCGTGGTCGATGAGAGCGACTTTCCTGACTGGCGCAATCCGGGGGCGTAAGTGACTGGCAACCTCTCCACCGTTGAACTGATCGGCCAGCTCTGGCCCGTCGTTCTGGCGTTCATCTCCCTGACGATCATCCTCGCCAAGATGGATGTGCGCCTCGGCGTGGCGGAGGAGAAGATCAAGACGCTCTTCGAACTTTGGAACAAGAAGAAAGACGGATGAGCCTCGCAAACCTCCAGCAGAAGATCGGCGTCACCGCTGACGGTGCGTTTGGCCCCGGCACGCTCAAGGCTGCCGCCGCCTACTACAAGCTGTCGCCCAACCGCGCCGCGCACTTCTTCGCCCAGACGGCGCACGAAACCGGCGGCTTCAAGGCGTTCAGTGAGAACCTGAGCTACGGCGCGAAGGGCCTGCGCGGCATCTTCGGGAAGTATTTCCCGACCGACGCCATGGCCAAGGCGTACGAGCGCCAGCCGCAGAAGATCGCCAACCGCGTCTACGGCGGCCGCATGGGCAACGGCGCCGAGGCGTCCGGGGACGGGTGGAAGTATCGTGGTCGCGGCGCGCTGCAGCTCACGGGCAAGGCGAACTATCAGGCCTTCTCGGACTACATCAAGCGGCCGGACGTGGTGACGAACCCCGATCTGGTCGCGGGCGAACTCTGCTTCGAGAGCGCCCTGTGGTTCTTCGACAAGAACAGGCTCTGGTCGATCTGCGATCAAGGCATCAACGACGCCGCCATCCTCGCGCTGACGAAGCGCATCAACGGCGGCATCCACGGTCTAGATGACCGCATGGCGAAGACGAAGAAGTTTGCTGGGTGGGTAGCATGATCCCCAACCCGATCATGCTTTACGCGGCGGCAGGCGCTCTCCTCGTCGGTGCCGTCGCAGGATACAAAGTCCGCGACTGGCAGTGTGACGCGGCGTACGCAAAGGCTCTGGAAAAGGCGGGAAAGCAACGTGCTAAAGCCGACATCATCCTCGACAAAAAGGCCGCAGAATATGAAGAAACACGCGCCGCTGCCGATGTGCGCTCCGTCGAGCGGACTAACACCATTCGTGAGATTTACCACACGGTGCCTGCCGCTGCTGCCAGTTGCGCTCCTCCTGACGACGCTGTCCGGGTGCTCGTCGAAGTCATCGGTAATCCAGACACTGAAGCCGCCGCCAGCCAATCTGGCGAGCCCGTGTTCCCTGTTAAACAATCCGCCCAAGCCCTTCCTCGACCCAGCCCGGCTGCTGTGGGAAAAAGACCTGATCGAGCGGAGGAATGACTGCGCGGAGAAACACCGGCTGACCATCGAGGCGTGGCGCGAAGCTAGTCAATTGCCGCAAAAGTGATATAAGGACATCCCATGGCCACGACGATGACCTTCACGACGCTCCAGCAGGACGTGCGGCGCTATCTTGAGCGCGGCACGACCTACGCGTCCGACCCCGTCGTTTTTGAGCAAATCCCGCGCCTGATCAATCTGGCTGAGCGGCGCATCGCGCGCGAGCTCAAGATCCAAGGCTTCATCAACGTCGTCAGCGGCACGCTGCAGGCCGGCGTGGCCGTGTACGACAAGCCCGACCGCTGGCGCGACACGGTGAGCATCAACATCGGCACCGGCACGAACAACAACACCCGCAAGGTGCTGTTGTCCCGCGCCTATGAGTACATGCTCAGCTACTGGCCGGATCGCACCGCAACCGCGCAGCCGATCTTCTACAGCGACTACGACTACAGCCACTGGCTGATCTCGCCGACGCCCAACGCTGATTACCCATTCGAGGTGCTGTACTACGAGCTGCCGCCGCTGCTGGATGACGCCGTGCAGACCAACTGGCTGAGTGAGTACGCGCCGCAGCTCTTGCTGTACGGCACGCTGCTCGAGGCCACGCCGTTCCTGAAGAACGACGAGCGCATCCCCGTCTGGCAGAACATGTACGATCGCGCGGCCGCGATGCTTAACGGCGAGGATCTCGCCAAAATCCTTGACCGTTCGGCGGTTCGGAAAGAGGCATAATGACGAACACCTACACCCAGATCTTCGGCGGCACGACCATCTACCCCTCGGATGTGTCGTATCTGGCTCTTGCGCTGACGGCCGACACGGCGCTGGACTGGCCGCTGGAGAGCAACACGCTCCTGCGCCCGGCGGCGCGCATCATCGACGTGACGCCCACCGGCGCGTACGCGATCAGCCTGCCGCCGGCCAACGAGACGGGCAGCGGCCAGACGATCCTCTTCAACAACCTCGGCCCGTCCACCATCACCGTCAAGAACAGCGTGGGCGGCACGCTCCTGTCCATCGGGCAGGGCGAGCAGTGGCAAATCTACCTGACCGACAACACCACCGCCGCCGGCACGTGGCGCACGTTCCGCTACGGCGCGTCCACGGCACAGGCGCAGGCATCGGCGCTGGCCGGCTTCGGCCTGACGGCGACCGGCTCGACGCTGTCGCAGTCCACGCCCGTCACGCTCTTCAACAGCAACTACACCGCCGGTGTGCCCGATCGCGCCAAGATGCTCGTCTGGACGGGCGGCCTCGGCACGCTGACGTTGCCCACCGCGTCCTCGGTCGGCGCTGACTGGTTCATCGCCGTCCGCAACGGTGGCGCGGGCAACCTCGTCATCGACCCGCAGGGCCTTGAGACGATTAACGGTGCGGCGTCCCTGACGCTTGTGCCCGGCGACAGCGCCACGGCGGTCACGGACGGCACCAGTTGGTACACGCTGGGCCTCGGCCAGAGCGCGGTGTTCGCCTTCGACTACACGTCGATCAACCTCGGGGGCCTGAGCGGCAACTACACTCTGTCGGGCGCGGAGCTGAACCGCATCGCCTACGAGTTTACGGGCGCGATTGTCGGCAACATCGACATCATCGTGCCGAAGACCACCCAGCAATACTGGGTGTCGAACAACACGACGGGCGGCTCTTTCACGCTGCGCGTCAGGACGAACACGCAGTCGCCCGGCATCTTTGTCGCTCGCGGCAGCCGCGCCATCCTGTACTGCGACGGTAACAACGTCGTGAACGCCGAAACGGCTGGTATCGCTGTGCCGATCGCCGTTGGCGACGGGGGCACCGGCTCCACCACGGCGGGCGGCGCGCTGATCAATCTGGGCGGCACCACGGTGGGCATCGGCGTGTTCACCGCCGCGACACAGAACGATGCGTGGACGGCTCTGGGTGTGGCTCCGGCGGGCACCGTCAACGGCGGCACCTTCTAAATGCCCGTCGTCCAGATACGTTCGCAGCCGGGCATCAAGCGCGACGGCACGAAGTTCGAGGGCGATAACTACGTCGATGGGCAGTGGGTGCGCTTTCAGCGCGGCCTGCCGCGTAAGATCGGCGGCTATCGCGCGATCAGCAAGTTCCTGCGCGAGGTCAGCCGCGCGCTACACGAGTTCACTCAGAACAGCCTGACGTACGTCCACAGCGGCTCGGCCAACCTCGTCGAGCGCTTTTATATCGACAACGGCTTCAACACGTCCGTCATCACCAATCGCACGCCGGCAACGCTGGCGGCTGATCCGAACAATATGTGGCAATTCGACGCCATCGCCGCGCCGGGCCTTGGTGGCCTGCAGCTTGTCGCACAGGTCGCGCCGAACCTCGAGTGCATCTGCAACGCGGACGGCGGCCAGCTTTTCTTCGGGGATCTGTTCGGCACTGCGCCGCTGCAGCCGATCACCAACCTGCCGGTCGGCTACAGCGCCACCGGTGGCATTGCTGTCTTCCACCCCTACACGTTCATCTTCGGCAACGACGGCTACGTGGCGTTTTCGGTGGCGGGCGATCCCACGGACTACACCAGCCTCGGCTCTGGCGCGGCGAACATCGCCTCGCAGAAGATCGTGCGCGGCATCGCCCTGCGCGGCGGGCCGGGCAACTCCCCGTCCGGCCTGTTCTGGTCGGCTGACGCGCTGGTGCGCGCCTCGTTCGTGGGCGGCGCGCCCGTGTTCCAGTTCGACACGATCAGCACGCAAACCTCAATCCTCGGCGCGAACACCGTCATCGAGTATGACGGCATCTTCTACTGGTGCGGCACCGATCGCTTCCTGATGTTCAACGGCGTCGTGCGCGAGGTGCCGAACAACCTCAATCTGAACTACTTCTTCGAGGGCCTCAACCAGTCGCAGCGCCAGAAGGTGTTCGCGATGAAGGTGCCGCGCTACGGCGAGATCTGGTGGTGCTACCCGCGCGGCGAGGCGATCGAGCCGTCGCACGCCGTCATCTACAACGTGCGCGAGAACACGTGGTACGACTGCGAGTTGCCCAACAGCGGCCGCAGCGCAGCCGTGTCGCCCACGGTCTTCCCCAAGCCGCTGATGACGGGCGTGGTGCCGACTGCAGCGGCAGAAGAAATCCGCGTCACCGAGGCCAGCGACACGCGCATCACGGAGACGGGTGGAGACGTGCGCGTCACGGAAGACAGCGGCGACGATCAGTATCGCCTGTGGGTGCATGAGGTGGGCGTGGACGACATCGACGGCATCAACATCCAGCCCGTGCTGAGCTTCTTCGAGACGGCTGACATGTCGCTGCCGGTGACGAGCCAAGAGAACAAGGCGCTGCAGGTGCTGATGGTCGAGCCCGACTTCGTGCAGAGCGGCGACATGACCATGCAGGTGACCGGCCGCGCCAACGCGCGATCGCCCGAGGTGACAACGGAGCCGCACACCATCTACGAGACGCCGCCGACGCCGCAAGATCAGGTCGTGTACTTCAAGACGCAGCGCCGCGAGCTCCGCTTCCGCTTCGAGAGCAACGCCATCGGCGGCGACTATCAGATGGGCTTGGTGCTGGCGCATGTGCAGTCCGGCGACGGCACGGTGATCGGGTGATCGACCCTCACGGCATGACGTTGATTGATTGGGCCGATAGCGTTATACTGTCGGTTGGTGATGCGTGGTCGTTTGGTCGGCTTGACGACGAGAACGAATGGCAAGATTGGGCCACGGGCTTTTTGAAGGCGTCGCCGTTTTCAACACGCGCCGTTCCAGACCCGTACCAATTCGATGACTGGCGCGAGTGGGCGATGCGGGTCTACCCGATGCTTGAGGGACAGGGCTAATGCGGTACGGCGAAGACAACTACGAGAACAACTCCCTCGACGACTTCTCCGGCTACGGCGGGTACGGCGGCCTGCCGGCTACGACGTACACCCCGCCTGCTGCCACGTACACGCCGCCGGCCGCAACGTACACGGCTCCGATGGGCGGTCTTACGGCTGCGCCCTACAGCCCCCCGGAGTTAACGCCTGAGTTCCTCGCCGAATTGCAAGCATCCGCCGCCCTGATGAAGCAGAAGATAGAGGCGGCGTCTGACCCCAACCGCAACGCCGCCTTCGACAAGTATGTTGCCGATCAGGCCGCGAAGGGAGTGGAGGTCGCCTCGACCTACACTGGCGGCGGTGGCCCACTCGGCAGTGGCGGCATATTCGGCATAACCGATTTCGCTCCGGCTTTTGATCCCGCGAACCCGGCAGGCACCACGGGGCAGGTCGTTCGCTTTGATCCGGGGCGAATGAACGCGCCGGTCGTTTTCCAGCCCGGCCAACAGTACGTGCTGACCGACGCCTCCAGCGAGAATGTCGTGGGTCGCGCTTCTTCGGTTGAGGAACTACAAAAGCTCGCCGCCGCGCAGGGGAACATGCCCTACGGTTTTCAGTTGTACCGTGCGGACGAGCAGGGCCAGTATCAACCCGGCACGCAGCTTTTCGGTGAGACAGATCCGCGTACTAAAGGATTGATGGGGGCTTTTGTAAATTACGGATTACCAATTGCAGCAGGTATTGCTACTGCAGGAGCCAGTTTGATACCTGCAATGGCGGCCTCTGCCGCCGCGTCAGGTGCCTCCAAACTGATGACAGGATACACCGCAGAAGACGCAGCAAAAGCCGCAGCGATTGCGGGTGCTACGAGAGGCGTGTTCAAAGGCACTGGCCTTGAAGAAGGTCTCAGTGGTCTATTATCAGGAACATCCTCTGGGGCCACTTCTTCAGCTATTCCGGCCGGAGCGCTTTCTGGTGCTCCCATGTCGCTTATTCCAGCCGGCGCACTTGGTGGTGCGAGCGCTTCAGCTATTCCGGCTGCCGCGTTCTCTGGTCTCAGCAGCGCAGCGCTCGCACCTGTGGCGGGCGAAATTCTTGTTCAAGGCGCGCGCAACGCCGTTAGCCCTGCGCTGGCTTCCGCAATCACCGGCGGTTTGACCAGCCTCGCCCCCGCTGTATTCGACCCTAGCAGCATCCCGCAGTTTAAATCTCCCGACGTGAGCAACGCGGAAACCTCGCAGCAAAACGATTACCAGCCCGGTGATGATCCGGTGCTGACTTCTACCGCGCCCCGGCCAGTCTCGACGACTGCGTCGCCTCTAACCGGTGCTTCGTCTGCGGCTTCCGAGGGTATCCGTTACATCGTTGATCCGGCGGAGGTCGCGGGTCGGATCGCCACGGAGCCGGCCGCAACGGAAGAAGCAGAAGCGTTGGCCGAGGCGGATCGCATTAAACGGTTTGAAGCTGAAGCAGCCGCTGCGGCCGCTGCTGGTGCGCTTCCCGCTGCTGCCGCTGCCAACACTGGTGCGCTTCCTGCTACGACAGCAACTACCGCTGAGCCAGAAGCGTTGGCTGAGGCGGATCGTATTAAACGCTTTGAAGCTGAAGCAGCCGCTGCGGCCGCTGCTGGTGCGCTTCCTGCTACGACAGCAACTACCGCTGAACCAGAAGCGTTGGCCGAGGCCAAGCGCAAGGAGCAGCAACGGATAGACGCGGGTTTGCCCACCAACCTACTCGCTTCCGTCGGGGATGCGTTTGTACCGGCCGAGGTGTCCGGTGTGGAGGGCAAGTCCCTCGAGCAGGAGCAGGCCGAGAAGAGCGGCAAGAAGGGCATGAGCACGTACGGCAAGATCACGGGCGGCCTCGCCCTGCTCGACGCGCTGGGTAACCTTCTGGGCGGCGGTGGCGGGGGTGGCGCAGGTGCTGGCGGCGCGACTGGCCTCGACGCGCTCGCCCCGACCTTCCGCGCGCAACTGCCTACGCCGCGCGGCCAGTTCACGCCGCAGGCCCTCGGCCAGCGCCCGCCCGGCGAGGCTGGCCGCCCGGACATCGACTACGCGCGCTACGGCTACGGCCCGGCGCGCTCGTTCTTCAACTACGTCCCTGAGACGCAGGCCGAGCGCGACGCCTTCGCCGCAACCGCTGCCGCCGCACCGCGCGTGGGCGTCGGCTCTGTGTTCGGAACGAGCGGTATGCCAGCGGGTGTCGCACCGGCGGGCGGCTCTTCAAACAATATCGCGGGGGCGCTGTTGCCGGCTTTAGCCAAAGCCGCTGGAGCGCCGGTGCCGCTGGTGGCAGCCGACTCTTTGAACATCGACTGGAACAAGTTTGCTGACAGCAAAATGATGCAAGATCTCGGTGGCCAGTTTAGGAACGCGATTGTGCAAAGCGCCACTCCCCCAGCCCCGACTGGCGCGACGGACTCAGTTCTGCGCGCCGGCTTCGAAAAGCTGCGCGCCGCCGTGCCGGGTGCGTCTGACGCCGAACTGGTTGCGTTCCTCGGCACGCCCGAGGGGCAGCAGGAACTCGCCATGATCTTCGAGGGTCTGGGCGCAACGACGCGCGCCAAGGGCGGCAGCATGGGCGGCAAGGGCCAGAGCCGTGAGAGCTTCGCGGTGAACGGCGCAGGCACCGGCCGCAGTGACGAGATCCCGGCATTGCTCAGCGACGGCGAATATGTCATCGACGCCGAGACCGTGGCGCTGCTCGGCGATGGATCCGGCAAGGCCGGTGCCCAGCGCCTCGACGAGTTCCGCGCCAAAATTCGCAAACACAAGGGCCGCAACTTGGCCAAGGGCAAGTTTAGTGTTAATGCTAAGCGGCCCGAGCGTTACCTCTCAGGGGGATTGGTTTAATGGGTTTTCTGGACTTCCTGACTGAAGGCAAGGCACCGCAGGCCGTGCCCGTCTCCTCGACGGAGCAGTCTGTGCTGCCTGACTGGTACACGAACTATGCGATGGACATCCTGTCCAATCAGCAGGCACTCGCCAACCGCGCCTTCCCGCTGTATCAAGGCCCGCGCATCGCCGACTTCACGGCGCTGCAGCAGAAGGCCTTCGAGCAGACGCCGCAGGCGGCGCAGGCCTACGAGCCGTACATGGCGCAGGCCGGACGCAGCGCCGCCGACGTGACGCAGCAGTTCATGAACCCGTACACCGAGCAGGTCGTCAGCCGCATCGGCGAGATGGGCACGCGCGCCCTCAAGGAGCAGATCCTGCCCGGCATCGAGGGCGAGATGATCCGCGCCGGCCAGTTCGGCGGCACGCGACAGGCGGAGCTGACCGGTCGCGCCATCCGCGACGCCACCGAGGGCATCTCGGCGCAGCAGGCGCAGGCGCTGGAGCGCGGCTACGCGCAGTCGCTGGGCGCTGCCCAGCGGGAGCAGGAGCGGCAGGGCGGACTGGCGCAGCAGGCGCAGCAGCTCGGCCTGACGGGCGTGGGAGCGCTGCAGACGGCGGGCGGCCTCCAGCAGGGCCAGACGCAGCGCAACCTTGACCTCGCCTATCAGGACTTCCTGCAGCAGCAGGGCTTCCCGCAGGAGCAGGTCAAGGGCATGATCGGCGCGCTGCAGGGCGTCGCTCCGGCGGTGCCGAAGGGCGCGACCAAGGTCGGCACGGAAGTGCCGGGCGCGATGAGCCCGTCGCTGCTGGCCTCGCTCGGATCGACGTTCGCGACGATCAAGGGCTTTGAAAATCTGTTTGGGGGCCCCTGATGGACGAAGACGAAGATATCGGCGGCCTCGGTTCGGCCGTGACCGGCGAGGGCATCAATGCTCTGATGACGCCCGGTCTGTCGTCGGCCGACGCGCGGGCTGCCTTCAGCAAGGCACAGGGTGCCGTTGAGAAGCAGATCAGCGCGAACTTGGGGCTGCTGAACGCGGCGCAGGATCGCCTTCGCGCGAAGCGCGTGGGGCCGTCTGACGCCGAAAAGTATTTTGCGATTGCGGCGGCTCTGGGCCAGCCGACACGCACCGGCTCGTTCGGCGAAACCGTGGGCAATCTCGGCACGCTGCTGGGCAAGTACTCAGGCGCGAAGCGCGAGGCTGAAAGCGAGCGCGAGTCGCTACTCGAAAAGTTAGGCATGCAGACCGGCACCGAGCAGTTGCGTCTCCTGACGTCTAACGCCGCCGGCGCAGGCCAGCTAATGCGCGCTGCGGCAACTGCCGAGGCGGCTGCGGCAAAGGCATCGCAACCGATCTTCCGGGGCACGGCAGAAATGGGTGGAAAGGTTGTCATGCTCTATGAAGATCCGCGCACGGGCAAAGTGACGCCAACGCCAGTTGGCCCCGCTAAGCAAGATCTGATACCCACAGAATTACTTAGCGGCGGCCAGCCTGTTTTCCGCATGGGTAACAAGACCGTGCTGGCGGACGGCACGCCTGTAACGCAATTCGACAAGCCGGAGCGCAAGCTGTCGCCCGGCGAACTGAGAATGGTAACGCAGGACGAGGACGCTCTCACTGGCGCAACCACCGCCATCGGCAACCTGAGAGCGGCGATAGAACTTAGCCCAAAGGCCTACGAGGGTGGTTTCACTACCGCCCGCCAGCTTTTGGGCAGCATGCTGTCGTCCGACAGCCCCGAATACGTCAACTCAGAATTGCTCGACAACTTGTTGAAGAAGAACGCCCTGTCGCAGCTCAAGGCTACGTTCCCCGGCGCTATCTCCAACGCAGAAACGCAAATTCTGACCAAGCTGCAGGGCGCTGCCAACCAGCCGCGCGCTGTTCGCGAAGGGATTATGCGAGAGGCATTGGTTGCACTCCAACAGATAGAGCAACGTGTCTCCAAGCACCGTGATGCAGTCTTGGCTGGCACTTACGGCGTTGTGCGCAACCCCGCCGCTCCCTCCACCCCGAGCAAGCCCGGCAAACCGCGCATCGTGAACTGGAAGAACTGAGCCCATGCCGAGAGACGTGAAGGTGACGCTGAGCAACGGCGAGGTGCTCCAGTACAACGGCGTGCCTGACGACGTGACGCCGGATCAGATCACTCAGCGCGCCCAGAAAGAGGGCGGCGCAGACGTGGTCGAAATCGATGGCGGCGCGAAGGCTGCAGTTGACGGCCGCAAGGCGTTTGAGAGCGAGCTCGGCGAGTACTACAAGGGGCTGAAGGGTGCGCCGCTCGACCCCGGCAGACTGACGCAGCTCGGGGAAAAGTACCTCGGCGGTGCGCCCAGCAACATCCCCGAGATCGAAGAGTTCTACAAAAAGTACGGCACGCTCAACCCGCGCCTGCGCGACATGGCCCCCGAAGCTCCCCCCACGCCGGCTCCCAAGCCGGAGGACATCGTCACGACCGTGCCGCGCGCCGGTGAAGGCATGCAGATGGCCCGCGCGTTCGGCAAGGGGCTCCTGTCCAACTTCGCAGACGAGGCGGAGGCGGCCACCCGCATGCTGCTTTCCGGCGAGATCAGCAGCGACGAGTACTACCGCATCAAGGATCAGATCAACGCCGACTACAACGCGTTTGCCAAAGCCAATCCGGGCCTCGCACTTAGTGGAGAGCTGAGCGGCGGCGTGGCGCAGATGTTCATTCCGGGCGTCGGCATCGCGGGCAAAGCCTTCCAAGGGGCGAGTGGCTTGGGCCGCGCCATGCTTACGGGCGGTGCCAGCGGCATGATCTCCGGTGCCGGTGAGGCTGACACGCCGTCCGACATCATCCCGTCGATGCTCGAACAGGGCGCGGAAGGTGCCGTCGCCGGGGGCATCCTTGGCAAGGCAGCCGAACTGGGCGGTCGCGCCGCTATCCCCCTCGTCGCGAGGCTGCGTGGGCAGGATCTGCCGCCGGCTGAGCAGCGTCGTGCGGCTGAGATGCTCTACCGCGCCACGGAGGGCGGCGCATCGCCGGAGCGTGGCATCAACTTGACCAGCCTCGCGCAGCGCTACAACGTACCCACGCCACTGGGCATGGCCACGCCGGAACTGGCAGCCCTGTCGAAAGTCGTCATGGCTCGTGCGCCGCTGGGGGAGCGCACACTCGCCACGAAGCTCGTCAAGACGCAAGAGCCGGAGGCTGTCAGCGGCCGCGTCCAAAGCCAGATCGAGCGCGCGTTCCCGGGCGCTAAAGACTTCGGTGAAGCGGAAGAGCTTTACACGCGGACATTGCGCGATAACGCCAACACTCGGTACGACGCAGCCTACGCCGCCGCGCCGGAGATCCGCGATCCGGCCATTCGTGATGTGCTGTCGAACCCTGACATAAAATCTGCCTACAAAGACGCGCTTGACGTGTCACGCAATCAAATGGATGCGGCGCGCCTTCGCGGTGAAGACCCCTCGCAATACGCGATGAAAGAGTTCATGGATCCTGTGCTGGACGCGCAGGGCAACCTAGTGGGCCTCACGCCCAGCGGCACGATGGTGCCCGACTTGCGCTCGCTGGACATGATCAAGCGCTCGCTCGATGCCAAGATTACCGCGCTCTATAAAGGCGGGGAAGGCACTAAGGCGGAGGGCCTCAAGGAGTTGCGTAACGACTTCGTCAAGCGCCTCGATAAGGTCGGGCCGCCTGAGTACAAAGCGGCCCGCGCGCAATTTGCCGGCGACATCGAGGTGCGGGACGCGCTCCAGTACGGTCGTGACCTTGTCGGGAAGACGGTGCCGGCCGCGCAGGTCAGGAAGTTCATGTCGGAACTTAGCTCTGACGCCGAACGCGACGCGCTCAGGAACGGCGTGTTCGAGGGCCTGATTGCCCCACTTCAGACGACCACGACAAGCCGGAACTTTGCGCGCGAGATCGTCCGCAACGAGCGGAAGATGGACAAGCTGCAGGCAGTTATGTCGCCGGCCGAGTTCAAGTTCCTGTCCAAGGCTCTGGAAAAAGAGCGGCAGTTGTTTGAGCGCGTCGCCACCGCGCGTGGCGGATCGCAGACGGTGCCGCTGGCCGAGTCCGTGCGCCAGTTCGACGAGATCATGGCGGGCGGCAACATCGATGAGGCCATCAACTTCCTCGCAGCCGGGCCGCAGGGCAAGATGATGGCGCTGGCCAAGTTCGTGAATAAGTTCAACCCGCAGCGTGAGTTCGGCGAGAAGGTCTACACGGAGCTGAGCCGGGCGCTGAGCGCCGACACGCCCGACAAGCTGCGTGACGTGCTGAGCATGCTCCGCAACTCCAAGAGCTACGCCCAGAGCGCTCTGGCAGTTGGTAAGACGGCCACGGGTGAGGTCGCGGCGGTGACGGGCAACGTCGCGCCGTCTCTGGTCGAAGACCGGGGCATCAACCCGCCGCCGCAGCCAACGATTGGCGCGGCTAAGGGGGAGAGCATTGGGGAGACCGTTCGGAAGGCGGATGAAGCGTTGGGCATGGAAGTGCCCGACGAGAGCCCCGGACTTGCGGCCGTCCCGATGGGGGTAGCCGAAGCAGGCGAAGTCCCTTTCGGTAACTCGCTGGGCGATCGGAACATGAACCGAGGCAACTTGCGCGACTTTCCATGGGTACGCAAACAGCCCGGCTATGTCGGCCCCGGCGAGGGCGGCTTCGCCCAGTTTGAGAGCGTCGAGGCCGGTGACGCGGCGCAGCGCAAGCTCGTCGAGAACAAGTTCACCGGCGGTGCGCGCACTGTGGCCAGCCTGATCGACTCGTACCTTGGCGGCGATCCTGCCAACAAGCCGGCCGAGATCCGCAACTACAAGAAGTACGTCGCCGGGCAGTTGGGTTTATCGCCCTCCGATGCTATAACGGCGGAAATGATCCCATTGGTAAGCCAAGCCATGATCGAGTACGAGACGGGAGCCACCCGATAATGCGCTCCACCGACTTCCCCTTCGCCGTGACGCCGCAGCGCCTGCAGCGCGGCGGCAGCCTTGAAGACAAGCGCCGCGCCAAGCAAATGAGCGCTCTTGAGCGCATGTTTGACAGCCCCGAGTATCTGCGGCGCGGTGTGGGCGACGCGCTCGGCACCGCTGGCCGGTATCTGTCAAGCCGCGCCAACAACCCTTCTGCCATCCCCGGCGATCTCAGGAGCTTCGGCGGGATGATGTACGACGCGGTGGCCGAAGATCCCTCGGGTTTCGCCATGGACGCTCTACTCGCGCCGCTTTCTGGCATGCGCGATTTCGCTGATGTGCGGGAGCAGGCACGCGCCGCCCGTGCGGCCGGTGACGAAGAGCTGGCGAGCATGCTTGAGCAGGCGGCGGTTGTCTCCGGCCTGTCGGCAATCCCCGTGGCCGGCCCGCTGCTTTCGCGCGGTGTGAAGGCCGTTCCCCGCGCCGCGAAGGCGCGTGGCGGTCTGGCTGTGAAGAAGAGGAAGCGCTAGGCGTCATGGGCGTTGTCAGCAAACTGGCGGTGAAGGCGGCTACCAAGGCTGCGAAAAGCAAGCCGCAAAAACCGCTTGCCCAAGTGATGCCGCCGCCGCGCAAAATCGTGGAGTATATCGATCCCGAAGCCACCGTGAACGCGGACTGGCAGTGGTCACCCATGTCTGAGGTGTATGAAAAGCTGGGAGGCCTTTCGACCGTCCCCGAGCACGTCCTCGACTTCGGCCGCTTCATGGCCGATCAGGCCGGCCGTGCTGCATCCGGCGGTCTGTCGGCTCGCGATCTCATCAAGGCGTTCACCGTCACCCGAGCGAGCATCCAGCGTCAGGCGGTGGAAGCGGAGAAACTGCGCCGCGCTGGTCTGCAGCTACCGGCCGACGTGTCGGGCAAAGTGCGCCCGGAAGGTGCGTTTGGCGAGTGGCTCGGCACGCCTGCCGGTCAGGCTTACCTCGACGCCGCGCAGTACGGCCGGCTGTCGGATAACGCGATTGGCGACGCTGTCGCCCAGATGAAGCCCTTTGGAAAGCAGAACGATCTGCGGAAGGCACTCGAGTGGGCCGCGCAGAACCTACCCGGTCGGCAGTCGCAGGTTTCGGATCTTGTCGCAGCCGGCCGCGAGATGGCAAGCTCCCCAGACGAATGGCGGAAGTTCACAAAGGACGTTAAGGGCATCGGCCCGAGCAAATCCGGCTTCTTGGCTTCCCTGCTCGGACGCGGCGATCAGCCGACACTCGACGCCCGCCAGATCATTCTCAACACCGGGCGTCCGACCAAGGAGGCGTCCAAGTTTATCGCCCGGCGCGGCGGTGCCGGCGGTGTCGAAGGCGTCGAGCGCCTGTCAGCCCGCCAGAGCGCGCTTGATCTTGCGTTGCCGGAAGAGCTACGCCCCTACTATCAACACCTCGCGCACCATTCTATATGGGACAAGGCTGGCGACGAAGTCACGACGCACAGCGACGTTGTTAGAGCCATGCGAGAGTTCGCGGTCGGAGGCCGAGTGTAATGGGCATTGTCAGCAAGCTGGCGGTGAAGGGGGCCAAGAAGGCCGCGACCAAAAAGGCTGCGGCACGGGTAGCGGCACCGATCAACCCGGCGACTTTGATCGATCGGGAATACGGCCCGGAGATGGCGCGTCGCGTAGCCAATTACGTCGATAGTAACGCGCCGCTGGCCGAGTGGCAGGCAATGGCCAAACAGTTCATGGACGCAGGCAAGCCCAACGCCGCGCCGCCGCGCCCGTCGGCTTACACCGTGAAGCCAGCGCAGGTGGCGACCGATCCGCGCATTGAGAAGCGAAAGAGGGAGCAGCAAAAGATCCGCGATCTGGAGCTGGAGATCCAGCCGCGTGCGCTTGAAGAGCCCCAGACCAAAAGCATCTTTGACCTAGAGGGTCGCGGCATCCTCACGACAATGTCTGACTTAGCGGCTGCGGGCGACGAGGTTCTTGCGGTCAACGGTGTGCGTTTGCGTCAGCCCTTCTCTCGGCAGGGCGGTCAAGGGTTTATGTTCGAGAACCCCGGCGAGGTGTGGGCAGCGGACACGGCCAACGCGAAAGCAATCCGAAACGCAGCGATGGAACTCGAACGGGAAACCGGGAAACCCACCATCCTTGCCCCGTTTACGATGGGGCCGCTGTCTTCGCTGTTTTCACATCACCCACGCGGCTTGCAATACGCGTACGCAGACACGGCCTTGGACGCGCCGGAAAAGGCGTTGTTGGCAAAAGACATTCGAAGCATCCTGCCTGAGTGGACAGACTTCGATGACCCCAACGCCTACATGACGTTCATGCGCGCCGCCGGAAAGCGTCGCGGGCAGCTCAATAAGCTCATGGATCGCTACCGCGATCGAGGTGGCCTCGGCACCGGCGAAGCCATTTACGGCACCACCGATCTTGATCAGATTGGCGCGCCGATGTTGGCCCTGCGCAACTTGGGTGAGGTAGACACCCGCTTCGGCCTATCGGAAAGCAAAAATCCGGCGTACCGCAGCGGGGTTTCCGGCGAAGGGCTTGCCCGTCTGCAGGAAGAAAACCTTGGTGCGCTTTCACTGTTCCCCGAATTGATGAAGCAATACGGCTACAAAACGCCGTTTGACTTCCCGGTGGGCGTCAACAAGGGAGTGGCGTCTCCGCTCCGTTCGTTCCAGTTGAAACCGCAGAAGCTCATAGTTACCGAGGACGTTCTGCGGTTTATCGACGATCTGAGGGTACAGGGACTAAATAAGAAGTCTTGAACTTAGCTGCCAATTCCGGGCCAAAGCGTTCACTGATGTAGTCCCTGATCTCCTGTTCCGAGGCACATCCGATGCCTTTAAGCGAACAGTGTATCTGGAAATTATCCAGCGCGCGGGCCATGGCTATGCTCGTACGCTTCGGGCTGATCAGCGGCATGTATTTAGTTTCCATCACTTGCTCCTCTCAATGATCCGCTGGCCGAAGAAGACGATCTTCTCGCCGTCGTAGACCGCGCTGTCCTGACCCGGCTTGCCCCGGCCCTGCCGCAGCGCCGCGACGCGCCACGCCGCCTTGAAGGCGTTGGCCACGTCGTACTCCATGTTCAACGCCTCGATGATGTCGTTGCACTCGGCCGTGTACGGCTCGCCGCCGGACGTGGGCCGATCGACGCGCACCTTGTAGTAGTCGGTGCTGCCGCCCGTCAGCGGGGCCGGCTCATGCGAATGGACGCAGGCCATGACCCCCGAGATCTTATCGTGCTCTTTGTTGCATACCGAACAGGTGTAGCTCATTTCTTCCTCCGCTTCATCGCTTCCAATAAAATTTGCTGCACGCTCTTCTTCGACGTGAGACGATCCATGACGAGGTCATCCACCGTGTCGCGGGCGAGGATCGGGTAGACAAACACCGGCCGATCGTAGCCGGCCTGCGCCTGCCGCATCGGCCCGATGCGCTCGATGATCTGCATGTGCTCCTCCAAGTTCCAATTGACCCCGTAGAAGGCGAGGATGTTGCCCCCGTCCGCGAGGTTCAGGCCGTGGCCCGCCGATGCAGGGTGAGCGAAAAGTAGTTCGATTTCCCCCCGGTTCCACTGTTTGATCGTATCAGGGTCAGCGTCCAGCACCCGGCCTTTAGGGTAGCGCTTGCGTAGCCGGGCCAAGTCGTGTTTGAAATTGTAGGCCACCAAGACGGGCGCGCCATTGGCCTCCTCAATGACGCTGTCCAGCGCCTCCAGCTTGGCATCGTGCACCGCCTCCCAGTTGCCGTACTCGTCGGTGTACAGCGCCCCGTTGGCGAGCTGCAAGCACTTCTGCGTCCGCACTGCCGCGTTGGCCGCCTCCACGCCCTCGCTGTTGAGGATCGTGTACATCTCCTCCTCCATCTCGTCGTACGCGCGGCGCGCCGCCGGCGGCAGGTCGATGTAGATCGGGCTGGTGATGGGCTCATCGACGGGCAGGCCGCGCACGGTCAGGCAGATGTCCTTGAGCCGCTCCTGCACCTCCTCCTGCGTGTGGTCGTAGGGCACGAGGCTGTAGCCGTCGTACCCTTTGCGGAACCAGCGCTCGCTGAAGGCGCTGAACGTGTGGCCCAGACGCAGGCCCTTGTCGAGGAACCACGCCTGCCCCCACAGATCCTTCACGCCGTTGGGCGCAGGGGTGCCTGTCAGGCCGATGAAGCGCGTGACGTGCGTGTGGGCCACCTGACCCAGCGCACGCGCCCGTGAGCCGCCCTGACGCAGCCTGAAGCTCTTCAGCCGGGTGAACTCGTCGGCGACCACGGTGATGAACGGCCACGCGTCGCCGAGCGTCTCGCGCAGCCAGACGAGGTTGTCGTAGTTGGTCGTGTAGATGTCGGCCGGCGTGTCCAGCGCCGCCTGACGCTGCTTAGGCGTGCCGGTGATGACGCTGACGCGCAGGTGGGACAGGTGCGGCCACTTCTTGACCTCGTCCGGCCACGTGGAGCGCGCCACGCGCAGCGGTGCCAGCACCAGCACCGGATACACGTCCTCGACCACGGAGAGCGCCTCCAGTGCCGTCAGGGTGGTGACGGTCTTGCCGCCGCCCATGGGCATCCACAGGGCGGCCCTGCGCTCCTTGTACAGGTGCGCGAGGGCCTCCTTCTGGTAGTCGTGCGGCTTGAAGGTCACCGGCACCCCTCGCAACGGTGTTCCCAGTCTCCGCCTTCAAGGCGAGCAATCCCGCCGCTGTTCTTGTACTCTTCGTATGCGTCGTAGAAATCGAGGCCCTCGGCCTCATACTCGTCCCCGCAGATATCGCACTCAAATATGGTGGAGCGGTTGGTGTAGTCCTTGCTGATGGTCATGTCATTCCCTCCTGAATTACCAGCCCCACCGCTCAGCGCAGATGGGGCCGATGCCGCGAGCGACGCTCTCGGGGTTGGTCAGCTCGCGGCCGCAGCACGAGCACTGGCCGAACTCGTGGCCGTGGGCGGTGGCGGCGGCGGCCGGGTCGGCGGCGACGCGGGCGACAGTCTCGCTGTCGGCGGCGGTGCAGTCGCGCGAGGTGATGAACCGGTCATCCTGCGTGATCTTGCCGAGGTAGGTGTCGTCGCTGGCGCGCACGACGTAGATGGCACCGGCGTTGCGGCCGGTGGCCGGGGCCAGCGAGAACTGGACATCGGCGATACGCAGCTTCGGGCGCTTCAGGTGCTGCACGGCGCTGTCGAAGCCGGCGCGGATCTTGTCCATGGTCAGGACGGGCGCGGCGGCGTCGCGGGTGGCCTTCTCGGCAGCCCACTGGGCCTTG